CCTGCTCAACGATCGCGACGCGCTGGCTGCTGTACGACTCCGCCGACACCAGCCCGGCCTTCTGCGCCGAATCCAGCTCCTTTTCGAGGTTCTGGTAATAGCCGGTGATCGACTTAAGATTGTTCTGCGCGTCATTGTACCCGGTCAGATTCAGCTGGTTGGCCGGGCCTGTCGGGTCTTTGAACTTGTCGTTGATATTGGCGAGGTTTTTGTTGACCGTCGCTTGGTTGAGCCGGGAGTCATTGGGATCGGTCTTCCGGATGTCGTCCAGCCACTTCTTGTATTCCTTTACCGCCTCAGTGCGCTTCTGTTCGTTTGTCCACGACGATTTCGTCAGCGTGTCGATCTTGCCCATGGCACTGATCGAGTCTTGCTGTGCCTTGGCCTGTTCGGCATCGTACTTCGCGATGTCAGCGTTGGCAGCCTTCGTGTCCTTCAGGAAGGTCAGCTTGTCGGTGTAGTACTCGATCATCTCCTGTTTGTTTTGGAACAGGCCGATATCGCCGGCTTGAGCCTGATCGAGATCCCGCTGCGCATTGGCGATATTTGTGTCGATATCGGAGCGGCCCAAGTTCTTCAATCCGTCAGCGGCTTTCACCACCGCCAGATATCCGCGCTCCCAGAAACTCAGGTTTTCAAGAATCTTGGGAGTGCGCTCATTAATTGCGTCGGCGTACTGCTCAGTCGCGAGCTTTACCGCTGCGGCATAGTCGCCCTGCTCTTCCAGCGCAGCGATCTGCGAGTAAACGGATGCAGTGAGGTAGTGATACTGATCGTTCAGGGCCGCAGACGCCTTCACAGGGTCGTCGGCGAGCTTCACGAACTCGGCAATTGTGGCGCTGACGGCGGTTCCGGTCGCCTCTTGCATGCCGACGGCGGCTTGGGTGATCGCCCCAAAGCTGTCGCCAGCGATTTTGCCGTTGGCTGCCAATGTCGCGAGGACTTCGGCGGCAGCGCCTGTTGTGCCTACCGTTGCGCTGACTTGCCGAGCCAGAGCTCCAAGTTGTTCAGCGCTAACCCCCGCTGCGTTGCCGGTGGTAATAAGCGATTTGTTGTAGCTGTCGGCCTCCTCGCTGCCTTTGTAGTAGGCAATGCCGAGGGTAGCGACCACGGCGGCAACTGCTGCAATGGGCGCAAGGATCGCGGCTAGCCGCAGTGCTGAAGTGCCAGCGCTTGTCCCGATCTCCAGAAGGTTGTGCGCTGCTACGCGAAAATTGCCCTCGGCCAGCGCATTGCCCAGCTGAAGCACGTTCTCGCGCGCGCCCTTGGTGTTCAGGCTGAACTTCGATGTCTCGTCGCCCAGGCCTTTGACCTTCTGCCGCGCGGTGTCGATGTCTGCCGAAAAAGTTTTGTAATCGTCCTCTCCGAGGTTGCCAGCGGCGCGATGCTTGTTCAGCAGCTCCTGTTGATCGTCCAGCTTCTGCAGCGCGGCGAGCGTCGGGCTGATCTTGCCCAGCAGTGCTTGCAAGCCATCAGCCTGGACGCCTACCGCTACGGCTGCATCTTTCGCAGCTTTCGAGCCCTGCTGATTAGCTCCGACGAGAGCGTCAGATTCAGCCTGCAGGCGTTTTTGCAATGCCGCCAGACTGGCAGTTGAGTCGCGGCTGGCATCCATCGCGCTGGAAGTGCTGCTGACGCTGGTTGTGAGCCGCTGGTAATACTCGCTGTTCTGAACAGAAGTACGCGCCACCTCGATCAACCGGGCCTTGGCCTCATCGGTTGCTTGCGCAGCCCTCGCCTCAGCCGCAGCCAATTTGTCCGCGGCGTCTGCTGTCTTTTTGAAGCCTGCGGTGACATCGTCGGCGGCTTTCTCGGCCTTGGCACCGGCCGCTGTGAGTTTGTCCAGATCGGTCGCGGCCTGGGCGGCATCGCCCGAATCAACCGATATCCCCAGCTCTGCGATCGTGCCCGACATGAGTGCTCCGCTATTTCGATTTGCTCATGACGAGCAACGCCTCGGCTTCCATTACCCGAAGGTCCGGAAACAGCTTGGCTGTCTGTTTTTTGGTGAAACCGAGGAAGGCGGTCACGTCGCTGATAACGGCATAGTCCAAGCCGACTGCGCCACCGAATCCAGTCCGCCACTGCGTGGACATAGCGTTGAAGGCTAGGAAGGCAGGCCAGGCATCTGGGAAGACGTTGAATTCTTCATCCGGAATGTCGGCAAGCGACAACCCGAAGGCCGCCAGATCGGAATCCGACGGCCCCGCTTCGTACATCAGCCGCGCGACCGCTCTCAGTTTCCCAGGCGGGCAACCGCGAAGGCTTTCTGGTAGGCAGTGACAACCGCATCACCGGCCCCGGCTGAGGTTTCCACCAAAGCGCGGATGGCGTCAGGCGTGAACTTGTCTTCAAAGCCCCAGCCCACCACAAGCTCACTTACCTGCTCGACCTGCCGCTCGATGTTCGCGTCGGTGATGTCGATCAGGGTGATGTCATCACCCTTCTCCTTGAATCGTTCCTGGTCGTCCTTCGCCGCTTGTTGCCAGCCAGCGAACAACGCGGCCAGCTCCTTGCGGTTGCGATACTTGAACTCGAAGGTCACTTTCACCGTGGATCCGCCTACGCGCGGAATTTCCACGTCCGCCTTGAATGTGGCGGACTGAGCGATTTTGAATTTGGTAGCCATGGGTTAGGCCGCCTTGTAGCGAGTTGGACGCGATGCCAGGGACAGCGTGATGACGCGGGCCATGACGTTGTTGCGGGTCAGCGTCGGGGTCGGAGTGATCGACACGTAGGCGTTGTAGTAGATGGTCGCGCCGTTCGGCAGGGTCAGGCGCAGCACTCGGGGCTCACGATCATCGTCGGCCGCTTCCACCGCCGCCACGTACGGCAGGCTGTCGTCATCGGCGACAGTCAGCGACAAGGTGATCGGGTTCTTGGTGGTCGGCAGTTGGCGGTCGTCGGACTCTTCCAGGAAGCCGAACGTAGCGAACTGCTGCTCACCACCAGAGCTGCTGTTGTCGGTAATCTGGCTGATCTGCGCCCAGCCGCTGGCCGCACGCACAGACCCAAGACCAGAGCCAGCGGTGTAGACGGACGTTTTGGTGGTGTCGATCCCGTCCAGTTCGAAGCTGTCGGTATCGGAACCGGCCACGCGGACGACCTTGTCGTTCAGTCGGGTCCAGCCCGAGGTAACGACCAGCACATCACCATCATCGAAACCGTGCGCGGCGGATGTAGCCTCAGGCGGCTTGGCATTGGTGATGGCGGTGAAGGCCTTCGGCGCGCTGTAGGTGGCAGCAATTTCAAAGATCGAGCCGTTGGGAAGAATGGCACTCATTGGGGTTTTCCTCTTACAGAAATGAAAAACCCCGCACTCGGCGGGGGTTCAGGGTTTGCCCAATGGGCGGGTTATGTGCGGTCGGCGCGGTATTGGAATGACGCCGACACTGTGAGCGTTGTGCCGTCCTGAATTGCGGGGCCGGGCTCGACCGGCGTCAGCACCATCACTTCGAAGTCGCCCTGCTGCAGTCGCAGGTACGTGGGAAACAGGTCGTCAAGGTGGTCGACCAGGCCTTCAGCATCGCCGGTGCCATTACCGGCCGGCGTCACTACACTGATCTGGAACACGCCGGTATAGACCCGGTCCGTGCCTTCCAGCGTCTGGGTGTCGGTACCAGCGGGCAACGTGAAGGCGCGCAGATAGGTCTCGTCGTCACCAGGTTCGAATGCCACGCCCTGATAAGCGATCCGCAAGCCTCGTGGCGCCGCCCAAGCCGCAAGCTGCTGCTCGTAGATGCGACGGATAATCTGATGGCTCATATCTGGTTGTTCCTGATGGCCTCCAGCACGATCTGCTGGAAGCGCGCGACAGTGATGCGGACCATGCCGCCGGGGGCCTGTTGGGAGTGCCCGAATTCAAGCGGGATCGCGTACGGCAGCGAGTTGGTGATGTAGGCCGTGTCGCCTGCCTTGAACTCGATCGCGCCGTCGACGATGCGCGCCGTGGACTTGCGCCCGCTCGGGTCGACCTCATCTGTAGTGGTGTTGTCCGGCGAGCCGATCCTGAACATCCAGTTGCCACGGAAGCGGCCGCCGACGTAGTCCTTGCCGGAAACCAGCCCATTCACGTTGAAGTTCTGGACCCGCTCGGCCTTGGTGAGTGGTTTGGCGTACTTGACGCCCTTGCGCAAATTGCCGGACTTGGTGAAATTACTGTGGTCCAAGTTGATCAGCGTGTTGCGGACGGCAACCTTGAAGTCGTAGTCGTCGGCCTCGCGGGTGTTCTTCTCGCGATGAGCGACGTTAGCTGCCCAGATTTCCGGATTACCCACCGGTGACATGCGAATAACGCTGCTGCCGAGTTCGATCACGATCTCTCGCAACGTTGCGTCAATGGCCTCTTGCGCCTGATCGGCAAAGGCCTGAATCTGAGCAGCGAAGCTGCCGCTCAGTCCTGAATATTTGGAAGCCATGTCACTTCCTCAGTTGAACAGTCCATGTCGCCTCAGCAGGATCCTGGCTCACATTCAGCACGCGCTTTCCGCCCAAAGTGTCGCCGATCTTCGGCTCTGCTGGAGTGGGTGTCGGCGCACCGCCGACCGAAACGAACAGCTCGCTCTGCAGGATCAGCAGCTTCTCGTCCGTGGTCTGGATCAGCGACCCGTCGATTTCCTTGGCCAGATAGCTGCCGAACATGCCGCGCCCGCTATAGGTGACGGTTCCCCCGGTTGTAGTCCCGGTCGAGGGATCGTAAACCGGGCTGGACTTGCGCGAGCCTTCAACAGGCTTTATCGCGTCGCCAAGCCCGGCCGGATCATCAAACGCTTCGGCCAGTTCTGCCTGCAGCTCTTCTCGCATCCCCATGGCTACACTCGCTTGAGCATTATTGTGCACGTCCGTTTGATCCACGGAGCGAGCAGCGCGAGGGCGAAGTTTTCACCAGCAGAGAGGTCAGTCGAGCCTTTCGCATAGGTCTTGCTGACTGAGGTGCCAGATTGGGCCGATACCGTTTTGCTCAGCACTTCCTTCTGAGTCGCTTTGTAAAGGTTGCCCACCGCCGCCTCTTTTGCGACTTGGGCGCCGGCCGTCTTGATCTCGTTCGGAACTGGATCAGGGACAACCCGCAGAATCTTTGCGGTAAGCCAGGCATTCGCCATCGCCACAGCAAGGACCGCATCACCGGTGCCCGCCCAGTCAGGACCCAACTGAGCATCGACATCGGCCACGGTGATGAAGTCGGTCATATGCTCGTCCTTATTCCTTTGGCACCAGAGCCTGCAGGTCTTCTTTCTTGGCCGACGCGTCGAACGCGATGTTGTTGGCGGTCAGCCAGGCCTTGAGGTCGTCGACCTTCATTTTCAGCGGGTCGGTTTCAGTGTCGCCGTCAGCCTTTGGCTTTTGCGCGGCAATGGCTGCGTCGATTTCTTCGGCAGTGCTGCGCGAGGCATAGCCAGTCGGCGGGTAGTTGCTCGCCTGGTAGCCGGCCTCGACATACTCCGCGACTGTCGGGCCATCAGTACGCAATCCGTTTTCATCGGCGCCGGTCACCTTGATGCCTGCGCGTTTGTAAGCCTCAATGATGTTGGGGTTATCGCCCTGCACGAAAACATCGGTCGCCGCGCTGATCACCCCGAAGAACTCACTGAGCAGTCGATAGCAAACACCAGGCTCGCTGCCCGGCTTGTCGGTGTAGATCA